TATCTTTATCAGCATACCCCGGAGGTAAACCTGTATTTAGCACGTGGAACTTGTCGACGGTACGATAACGCACCCAATCAGTTACTCTTTCAATTTTCCATTTGACTGGTAGTGTAACTTTGTATCGAAAAGTATGGGTAATCCAAAAACGAATTGGTGCTTTTTCTTTAAACTCGTCTCTAAAGAGTCGCCAACCTTTAGACGTAAGAGCGCCTGGAGGATTAAAATCCATCCAGGCGTTAAATCGTGCGTAGTATTTCTTCATGTAGATATCCGGTGTTTAGCACATTTTATACGCCAAGCACCGGTTTGTCAATCAGTTATTTGCTTTGGACACAAACCCGTTGAGTTTTTCAGCCTCGGCCATGACTTCTTCAGTCGTTGGTGCTGTGCTAACATTATTACCATTCAGCACACCTCTTGCATTATGTTGCGCATGCAGAATGTTTTGTGCAAGTTGCAGCAATTCCAAACGGATTTCGTAAGGAGTTTTTCCAGTTTTTGTTGACATAATTTTAATCCTATTGTGAGTGTGGTGTGATTAATATATTCGCAATGCCCGAAATACTTGTCCCCGAAGTTGAAATGACAGTGTAAACGAAATGGACATTTCCCGAACTAAGCAATGGTGTCAATGTAACGGAATTGTTAGCATGTGACACTGAACAGCCTGGACCAGGAGCAACAGTTAACACAGTTAACGTGTCACTCGAATTATTTGTGATTGTCCCGATTAATAAGGCATCGGGTATAACCAATATTGCATTATCTAAGACACTTCCGGTATAAACCGAAGTTAGTGTAAGCGCTGACATAGGGACTGCCCTGTCAAGTGCCAAATTTTTATTTGCCACTATCTCAGCATAATATGGCCCTTTGGTTGCCAAGCCATTTTTATAAACTTCGTAAGAAGTGTGAACTGGTGACAGTAATTCAGAAATATGGGCGCTGTATTGTTCCCAAAATTCCCAAAGCAAGACCAGCGGCCTTGCATCATAATGCAGTTCATTCAAAGAACGCTGGATGCTAACTAAAATTTCGTTCGCTGCATGAATATTTCTGTCAGCTTTATTCTCAGAATTTACTATCGACGATGTTTGACTATCAATTGCACTCTTAATACTATTCAATGCAGGCGGGCTTAATGCCAATGTAGTAGCGATGCCAGTTAATACGGCAGCAATATTATCAAGTGCTTCAATTTCTGTAGTGGATGGCATTATGTTATAATTGCACTCTTCTTAGGAAGAGCAATTCCCGTCGTTACACTTTCATACTGTGACTCTATATCTGGGGCCACCTCTGCTTGAATTACTGGCTTAGGAATAGAAATAGGTTTATCCGGGTCAGCCAATATGAGCACAGGTATAAATTGTAACCCCTTAGACGTCTGACCAAGCGAGAGCGGCTTCGAAATAAGATACGCCATCGCCGTTTCTTCTACAACCTTGCATATAAATTCTTCACCAGACGACAGTTTTAAAACTGTGATATATGGTAATTCTTTTTGTTTTTGTAATAGCATTAAAAATCGTCCCATCCTTTTACAACTTCAGAACGACTGTATTCAGTTACTTTAGTTTCAAAAAAGTTCTCACGCTTCTCCGCAGACAAGTATTCATATGGATTCTTTGTAAATCCCTTGTATACTGATCCTAAACCTAACAGTTTGGTTCTTTGGTTGGTTAAATATTTTACAAAACTTTCGGTACTATTAATAGAAATACCTAAAATTCTGTCTCCGTAAATTTCAATACCCCAGGAAATTTCCTCTTCAGCAGCATTCATTAGCGCATCTAAAAGAATTTGCTTATCATCGTCATTGTCTAAATCAAACAGTTCACGAATGATATTTGCAAACATATTGACGTGAGTTACCTCATCGTTCTCAATGTATTTAATCATCTTCGCTACATTGGCAACCTTATTACGAGCTGCTAGTTGATAGAAGAACTGGAAGCCGTTATAAAAATAAATACCTTCGAGTGCGAAATTTGCTGCAACTGCAATCTTGAAATTCCTTAATGTTTTATCATCAAGAAATTGTTGATACTGACTTGCAATAAATTTATTACGTTTCAGCAATAGGGGATTATCTCTCCAGTAGTTGTAAATTTCTTCACGTTCTACATTTGGAAAAAGCTCTAACAGCAAATACTGATAGGACTGAGAGTGAATCAATTCCTGAAATGCCTGAACAGTGAACAAGCCACTTACTTCAGGTGCCGTAATATAATCTGCAAGGTTCGGTAAATTAGAAACTTGCATACTGTCTAATGCAATTAAGAATGATACTGTATTCTTAAATGCTTCCATTTCGTCTTTAGTTAATTCTTTGATGGTTACCTTGTCATCAACAAGAGAAACTTTCTGTGGAATCCAAAAGTTGTTTACCATAATGGTATACAACTTACTGGCCCACTGGTACTTTACACTATTTAAGTTAAGAATACCAGTGGCCGTACCATTTATCAGGCTACGGGAATTCAACGAGTCGTCTCCGAACTCGTTGAATATTGTCTTGAGTGTGAGTTCTGTCATTTAATCCTTAGCAATGAATTTCTAGCAAGCGACCACGAGGTCCGAAACGCAACCAGCATTGACCATATCTTCTGCTATCAGCATAGAAATAATCTTCGAATGGTCCAACGTGTCTGATATAGATAGGATGCTCCCACCAGTCAAATCTCAAAACTTCGTGCTTACGCATACCAATCCTAAGTTCGTGATGACGGTCACGATGCATTTCAAAGTTTCTTCTTTGATCGCGATCATTCCAATTCCTATGATCTCTGTCATGTCTAAAATCTCTTTCACGACGATGTTCTCTATTGTTCCAGCGCTCTGGTGGTTCTGGTGGCAATGGTTGTGGGTTTAAAGCCCTATCGCGCCAGCGCTCTGGTGGTTCTGGTGGTAACGGCTGCGGATTTAGCGCTCTATCACGCCAACGTTCTGCTGGATCTGATGGTTGCTGGCTGCGATAATCTCTATCCGGCTGTGCTACCGGAGGTGGGTTTCGATGATCCCTCTCAGGTTGTGCCAATGTTGTTGCTGATAATGCAACAAGTCCAGCCGCTAATAAAATTTGTCTTACTCTCATATTTTCTCCTTAACCGGCGCAAGCCACGCAGGCCTCCTCTTCCGATCTTCCAGATGCATCTACTGATGCATTATTTTTTATTGTCCGTATGTAATAGATAGCTTTGGTCTTCTGTTGGTGTGCATAATGAATTGCATCATACAATTCTTTGGCCTCAAAACTCTCTTTACGCTGGTCAAATATTAACTCCATTGAGCACCCTGTGTCAATGAAATTCTGTAACCTCTGCACAACATCAATAATTTCTTTTGCGCTGTGCTTAGGAAACGTCTTAGCATAACCCAAAGGGTTATCCTTAAGATACTTTGCAACTACAACTAACTTACCATTCTTATTATCTTCAGAAAAGAATGCATCATAAACTGGCAATACGCTTGCACTGGAGTCCATGTATATAGAGGTACTTGTATTGGGGGCCGGACTAGTTAACTGACTATTTCGCATACCGAATTCATCAATTGCCGCCTGCGCTGCTTCCCAGTCATATTTTCCGGATTCGTGTTTACGGAAATGTGCAATACGATTGCCATTCTTCCATTCTGAATTTTCAAATGCAGCGAATGAACCAAATCGTTTTGCTAGTTCAACACTTTGCATTACTGCGTGATATTCCACACACTCCGCAATTTCACCAATGTAATCCAAATCTCGGAAGTTCATGAACTCTCTCGCCAAGTGATCGTGTAATCCTTGCAAGCCAATTCCAATAGTACGATAACGGTTGTTATGTGCTTCCGTGATGGATAACGGGGCATTAGTTAGACTTATACCGTAGTCTAGGATCTTAGTGGTCAGTGCCGAAATTTTGCCTAATTCTGCAAAATTTTTGATGTTACCAAGCACAATAGAAGCTAGGTTACAGACATGACCGTACTTGTCGGGCATTACATTTGAAAAGGATTCAGTACAAAGATTTACGCAAGGGATACCAACATTGTCAGGATCATTCTTGTTTGGATTGAATTCATTAATTGTATCTGTGAATGAAATATAAGGCAATCCTGTTTCAAATTGCATACGCATAATGATCTTCATCAAGTCGCGTGCATTATCAAATCTACGTGTAACTTTCAACTTACCTTCAGCAGCAGCTTGTTCAATCTTCAAATATGCTTCAGTAAAGGCTTCACCATACATACCACGAATATCAATACCAAGTTTCTTCTTTACTTCATATGGGCAGAATGTTGTCCAACCCTCTTTCTCTCTATCACGTTCCAAAAAGATGTCAGGCATGGTAACTTGTGGGAAAACATCATACGCTTTCATTCTTGGATCGCCGTGTTCAGTTTGCATATCCAGGAAGTCAAGAATATCATTGTGCCAAATAGGTAAAGCAATAGTTCCAGCACCTGCACGCTTTCCGCCCTGATTAACGGCGACAAGGGTATCATTTAGAATCTTAATCCACTGAACAATTGTGCCTGCAGCGTTTTCATAGCCATTTACGTCAGAGCCCTTTGCACGCAAGAAGCCCATGAAAATACCTAGCCCGCCGCC